GCGGTATGTAGCCGCGCTTAGGAAAATCATCGGAAAGCGGCCATTCGCATCAGCAATCACCGGATTGGCGTGCGCCGTCGTCAGTGCGCTTGTGGTGTAAGTTGCTAATGGCGTGGTTGTACCCGTGGTGTAGGTGTACAGCTTCGCACCCGCATACGGCTTACCGTTGGCGTTCACAACCTGAATGAAAGGATTGAAAAGGAGTGTGTTTGCCATTGGTTATTCCCTTGTTTGCTCGCCAACAGTCAAGATAATAGCCATGCGATTTAATTCACGCAAAGCCTTCTCTTTTTGCTCAGGATTTTTCTTTTCAAAAGAATTTGATGTCTCAAGAAGTTTTACCGCAAAGTCTTTGTCATACAAAGCCTTCTGCCATTGTTCAGATTGTTTTGCGTCAATGTAAGAAAGCAATTTGCGTATACCTTTGCGACGTAAAACACCACTAATGGTTGATGCAAGCCCAAGGTCAACACTGTGATTCTTGACCTCATCAACACCAGAAATCCTGAGTTTGCGTTCCGCAAGAATCCTGTTGTAATCACTGATAGTTTTTAATGCCGCAATGTGCGCCGGATCAAACACCATATTTAATGACTTTGCATTTCCTTGCATGAAATCAATAATTTCATTCGGCGGTAGACTTGATACGGCATCCCATGTAGCGCGACGCAATCCCGCAACAGCTTTTGGGTCGGTTCTGGCAATGGCATACAGACGATCAAAAGCAGCAGGGCTTTTGATTGCATTGGATATAGCCACTTCAGGTGCTGTCAATCTGCCGCTTGAAGACGTGTTTACAATAGCCCGTTTCAGGGCATTGTTTTCATCTACGGCCTTTGCAAGGGCTTTTCGTTGCGCCACCCGGTCAAGAATCGCCTCTGGTGTTTCAATGGCCGCCAGTTTTTTCTGTGCTTCATCGCGCTTGCGAGTGTAGGAATCACGCGCCTTATTAATGTTGGTGGCTGCCATTTGGCGCTGTTCATCAGTAATGCGGCCTTGCGTATCAAGCTTTTGCAGCCTGTCATCAAGCTTCGCAATCATGTCTTCCGCGCGAGTAATGTCAGTCCCCAAAGCGGTTTTTAGTGAATCAACACTTTTTCCTGTGGCGGCCATATCAGCAATCAATGGCGCAAGTCTGTTATCAATTGCGCCAATGGATGCTTTTACCTCTTCAGGCAAAGCATTAAGAACGCTGTTCCACTTTTTAAACCATTGGTCATAGCCTTTTAGGTCAAACTGACCGTTTTTGCTGGATGCTTGAGCAAGGGAATCCTCAAGAAAATCTCGCCCAATTGCGGCAAGTTCGGGTTTCCGTTGCACGATGGCAGCAAAGCGACGCGCCTCAGTAATGTTGTTTGAGCTTAAAAAGCGTTTAACAACATCTTCCTGATTGATGTTTCTGCCGTAACCAACAACAGGTTTAACCGTTTCATTGTAAAACGGTTCTACAATGTTTTTGCGGTATTGATCTTGAAAGATTTTAAAATTTTTCTGTTTTTCTGAAATTTCCTGAGATGTTTTTTGTGCAATTTGCGCAGCCATTTGCGGATTGATTTCCGCATCAACAGCACGCATTTTGGCAATAATTTGAGAATCCGTATCTTTTGCAAGATCAATGCCGTTGCTAGACAAAAAAGATTGCAATTCTTTAAATTGATTTTCTTGAACTAAATAGTTTTTCCATTCTTTTGCCCTTGGATCGTTAGGATTATAAACTCTATCACCAGATAAATCACGGCGAAGGGCTTCCATGAGATCATCAGGCTGTACTGGATCAAGATCCAAATCTCTACCGGGAAAAAAGCCAGCTTCTTGCGCTCGACGCGACAGTGTATCTAAAGCCAATCCACGTTTGTTGTTTGTAAGGCCGGGTCTGCTTTTAACGCCACCCAAAACATAATTAAGTTCCCCACGAAAACTAGGATTTTCATTATTAATGCCGCCTTGTTTAATAATCCAATTTGTTAAGCTTTCAGGTTTATTTTTTGGTTGAGCGACTTCTTTATTTTTTCTAATTTCTTTTAAAAATTGCGGAGTTATTAATTTTGCTTGCCCGCCCGGAATATTAAAATTTAACGCTTCTTTACCAAATGCTGCTTGATCCATCTTTGACTGAAAAGTGTCTTCCAGTTTTGTCAGGACTTCACGCAGCAATCCTGATTGCTCTGTTTTTCCTTTTTTTCGCAAATCTTCAATGTCTTGTTTTATCAAACGAACAAGTGATTGATAATTATTAAAGGTAACGTTTGGTTTCCCAGCAAACTCATTGACGACAGACACAACCGTTTGAAACGGCGAAAGGTCTTGAATGTTTTTCAGGTTTCTGGCCGTAAACGCCGCATCCACAGATGCTTTAATGTCTGTGCCACTTAAAACATTATCCAGATCATCATTGATTCCCAGATCGTCCGCCAGCCTTTTCATATCATTCATTGATTCTGAAAAAGCTTCATTCAATTGCAGACGCGCGGCTTCCCCGGCTTGCGCTGGATCAATACGCTTCATATTTTCCAGTACGTCATTTGCTGTGACAATTCTGGAATCCAGTAGCTTCTGTTCGCTATCAATCTGCTTCAGCAGATCAATCCGCCGCACATTCTTTTGTTGATCGGTCAGGATCTGGTTTTCATCCAGTGCCCTTACTTGATCCTGCAAACTGTTAATTTTGTTTTGAGATGCTTGCAGTATATCATTAAACCGCAAGTTTCTTTCCGCTCCTTCGATATTGGCTCGTTGTGCTTCTGCCGCAAACTGAGCTTTTTGCATCTGAAAGCGTGTGGCCTGATCCTCATCAAACTGGCGAAGCAAGCCCTCTGCCATATTGATATCTTGCGCACCTCTTTCAATGACTTGCTCTGCGGCTTGCCCTCTTGCCCCCAAAGCCAATGCTTGCGCCTGTTGCTGTTTAAACTGCCCAAGTGCCTGCTGTGATGCTTGAAGCCGTTGCTGTTCTGCACGAATGTTTTCAGGCAATAATTGCAAAACGTCTTGTTCTTGCCTCAATCCAACACTTGGCGCACCAGCCCTTTCCAAAGTTTCGGCTGTCGTCAATTGCACACCCGGCACTGCTTCATCAGAAGTGCGCAAAATTTCTATTTGCTCAGGCGTAAGGTAATCTGCCAAATCAGCGGCAGTCTTTGCATCTAATCCTTTAAACACCCGTCGCGCCATATCGACGCCACCAGCGCCAAGTTTAAACAGACCAGATATGACAGGCCCAGCCACCGCCCCGATGGCCGCTCCTGTCTGTATATTGCCCGCTGTTGTTTGTCCTGCCTCTACAGGCTGCAACGCACCTGTGACAGCGCCAGTTGCCGCCCCGCCACCAAACATACCAGTTGCTTTTGCCGCTTTTGCACCAAGCCCAGCCGCCCGCGCCACTTGGGTTGCAATGCCGACACCAGAACCGATCAGCGCAAGTTCAGGGATGCCAGCGGCGAGATAGTTCAATGTTGACGTTTCGGGTGTGGCCTTTGTGCTTTCAATATTTTGTTCAACAGCCTGCATGAACTCTTGCGGAACAGGCACGCCAATGGCCTGCAATCCTTCCGCGCCCAGTTGTGTGGCCCTGTTTGCCAACTGGAGGCCCCCACGGCCAAGCCCTTGAACGATATCGACTAACCCTTGCCCAGCTTGCGACAAAGATTCTACTGAACCTGCAAACGGCTGCGTAACGGCTTTTGTCAACGCCCGCCCCACCATCGTTCCCGGCGGGTTCGCTTCCTGCGCTGCGGGGGTGGAGAAAGCAGCGTACGGATCATCACTTGAATCGTTTATAGCAATAGTGGAAAAAGCGGCGTAAGGGTCAATTTGTGTTTTCATTGTTTGATCCTCAATACGCCATCAGAGCCATAAAATTTTGATCCAGATGGCAATTGCGATGCCTCTGCTGGTGAAAGCGTTGGAACACCACCCTGACCACCGCCAGCGGGGGCGGGTTGTGCAGCAATACCTATATCAGGAACTGCAAGCGCAGGATTTAATCCGCTCTTTTGCGCAATGTCCTCGTACATTTTAGCGTTTTTTTGTACTTGGCCTAAAGCCTGCTCATACAATTTCTGGCCTTGCCTAACAAAGTCTGCCCTTTGGTTAGGTGATAAACGCTCCCCAGTGATAACTTTGTTGTATAAATTCCTGATTTGATCAGAAATCCCAGCCGCATTTTGCGCCGTTGCTTGTTCTCCCTCTCGCACCACAGATGCCGGATCAAGCATTTTCATGTAGGAGAAAATGATACTGATGTCACCAGCGGGAGAAGGATCAGCAGCAACAGCCTGAAGTCTTGAATAACTGTCTCGAACATCAATGAAATTTTTCGATTGATCTAAAAATTCTTTACGTAGCTTTTGTTCGTTTGAAAATCCTCCCGATTCAATCACTGTTCCATCTGGAAGAGTGACGGTTCCACCTTTACCTTGTGGTTTTGCCCATAAAGCCGTTCCCGCAACAGTTGCTTCATCGTACTGTTCTGGCAAGTCTTCTGGATCAAACTGTCCCGATTGAATGGCTTGTTGCCGAAATGCCTGATAATAAGCTGGCCGCTGTGCAGCGGGTTGTTGCATTAAGTTAAAAGCCGTTCGCCCCAACAATTCTGTACGATCATTACCATATTCACGAATTGCTTGAAGACGTGCAGTTTCTGCGTTTTGGGCACTAATACCAAGTTGCGCCGCTTGATTGCGCATATCAGCATAAGCCTTGCGCTCATAAATTTCTGCTTTTCGTTGTTCTACCTCAAGCCTTCCTTGCGAAGTCTGCCCTTGAATGCGAGCCGTTTCTGTCCGCTGCTTGGCAAGCGCCATATCAGAAGCCGCTTTCTGCACATCCTGATAAGCCCCAAGATCAAGCAACCCAGACTGAAACGCCTGCTTTGCACCTTCAGGCGTTGAAATATCTACGGTCTTAGCCATCTCCAAAAGTTGCGCCTGTTTTTGACGGGCAAGTTGATCCTGCCGCATTTTTTCAACCGCAGCCGCTTGTTCAAGCTGCATGGTATCCATTGCGGCTTGTTTTGCCTGATTCTGCGCGTAAATCTCGCCAAGATTCGCAAGCTGTAACTGTGGAACGGCCATTATGCACCTACCCCTGCAAAGCGATATTTGGGCGCTGTGACGTATTGCGTCAGGTTTGCCAGCCCTTGATTGTATGCGTTGGCCTGCCCGATTTGTCCAGTGGCCACAGCATCACCACGGGAACGCATCAGGTCTGCCAAGCTGCCCGCAAATTGCTGGCCGATCCCGGCACGTTGCGTGCCTGCCTGTTGCCGCAATCCGGCCTGCGCTCCAATATTAGTCAGCATCCGTTCGCCTGTGCGTTCACGCAAGCTGGAAAGCTGCTGCCCAACTTGCTGGCCCATGCCGACAACACCGGAAAGGCGGTTGAAAGCATTGCCAAATTCTTCGCTTGCAAGGCCCTGCGAGCGCTCTTGCAGCGCCTTGGCAAATTGCCCCGACAACAGGCCGCCACGAGCCGCCGCAGAACGTTCAAGCGCCTTCTGTGCCTCTTGCTGGCGGAACTGGTACGCCGGATTCGCAGCAAGGAATTCAGGCACACCCTGCCCCATAGCAAGCTGTTGAAGCTGGCCAAGGCCCGCTGTGCCAGCTTGATAAAAGGGATCAAGATACCCGGCTGCGGCTTGTTGTGCGGCTTGAATCTCTGCGGGCTGCTGCCCCAAGAATCCAGCGGCTTCCTGAGCGCCCGTGCCGATATCGCCACGGGCTTGCTCTTGTCCTTGGCGCAACGATGCAATGGCGTTATCAATGGCCTCACGTTGCGATTGTGCGGCCTTCTCTGCCACGTTAGCGCCGTAGATGGATGATGCCAGTGATCCGCCACCGATCAGAAGGTCTTGTGCGGATAGGCCGCCAAGTAACCCGCCAAGGCCGCCGCCAGCTGTTCCACCACCTAAACCCAAAAGTTGCCCAATGCTACCGAGTGCGCTTTGTTGCCCTGCTCCTGTTCCGCCGCCGCCCAAAAGCCCGCCAAGCAATCCGGTTGTGGGGCTTCCACTCAATGCCGTTGTTCCAGCAAGTCCAGTTAGTACATTGCCGAGCGCGCCGCTACCAAGGGAAAGCGCACCTGTTGCCAAGGAAGGGCTTGCAAGAAGCGTACTTAAAAAACCGGGCGTAACCGCGCTTGCACTTCCAGCCGCCAAAGCGGGAGATAACAGAGAACCACCTAAGCCTCCGAGGCCACCGATGCCACCCGCCGCGCCTGCTGCCGTACCACCAAGGCCTAAGGCAGACCCAACACTTCCCAATGCTGAGCTTAACCCACCCGTAATGGCCGATCCAACGCCGGGAATCAAAAGTGATCCAGCTAGAGCAAGTGGAACGCCACCCGTGCTAACTGCGTTTTTAATTTCGCCAAGGGGATCCTTAACGACATTAGAAACTGTTTTGGCAACAGCTTTGACTGGATTTTTGAAAAAATCGCCCCATTTCGGCATGCTATATCTCCGTCACCACTACGTTTAACCGTTCAACTGTCACATTCTGGATTGATGTTGTATCACGCAAATGCACTTCGATGTAATCCCCAATCCCATGATTCACGATTGCATCGGTGCTAAAAAGAATCGGGTCTGTGCCGTGGTGGATATACATTTTCATCCTTGAATCAACCTGCACTGCCCCAATTGCACTATCATACACACCAAATTCAATGTAATCATGCTGATGGGCAATCATCGTACCAGTAACTGAAACCTTGAATCTACGCCGATACGTTGCTGCATTTGTCAGCCGTCCATTGGTGTGATTGTATTGATTATTATGGCTTCCTGCAACCGTAGTGCCTGCAATCTTTACAAACGTGGTGGTGTCGGTAATCACCGTGGCGGTAGCATTGTTGTGCATGTACATCTGCCCGACAACAGGCCGTTGCTCACGCCGATCAAACCGTGCCCAAAAATCCGCAAAGAACTTATACCACAGGCGATCAATCAGGCTGCGGTCTTGCGTTAGGTTATGCAATTCACGGGGGATCATACACCGCGCCCTTCAAGAATAGCATCAGCCGCCACAATGCGCCAGGGGGTTTTGCTCGATACTTCAACCCGCAACATGGCATCCATGTGAAATTGCCCCAAACGCCGCCAAACTACTTTTTGCTGATAGTTACCCAATAACCCCGCAGACGCCTGCAACGGTGTGCTGAATGTGCGTCCGCCGTCATTGCTCCATGAAAGGCTAACAATAGGGTCTGTGTCTGTCCCTGTAGCCGTTCCACCCAAACCAGTATCAAGCACCAATTCAACCCGATCAATGGTGAAGCTGTTCACGCCGTCGGCAATGAATCCCATATCAATGATGCGGCGAATTTCGGTGCCGTCTTCGTCATACACATCCCGGCGAATCTCATACAGTCCGCCCTCATTCAGCGCCCCAACGATATGCTTACCGTAGCAATAGGCGTAATTCAGTCCCCGCCATTGCCCCACGCCATAGCTTGACCGTTCATGCCACGATCCCACGCCAACATCATAAACAAACGTGCGTTGTGCAAATGGAAACGTCAGAACAATATATTTGTGCCCATTGGTGGAATAGCCCCACATTATAGCATCTGTGATTCTGCTCAGGCTTGCAATCTCATCTGAAATAGCAAACGTGCTGATAGGTTGCGGCGAGTATCCTGCGGCGCCGTACACTACACCATCATGGCCCAGCCAATAAACGGCATTTCCCAAACGGGTAACGGCCAACTTACTCGCCAGCCCCACATCCAGAACTGCGCCGGGAATGCGGTCGTAGAATCCGTCAACCGCTTCGCGGGCAACCTCGATGGTTTCCTGCCCAAACAACCACAAATCATCGTAAGCGGCAAACGGCGCAACAAGGTTATCATCGTTTGCTTCTGCTGTTTGTAGATTCAAACCGTCATAAACTGTTGCCGCTAAAGTATCAGACCAAAAAAACTGCCCCGTTCCCCGGCGGTTAAAAATCACTCGTTGATTCTGGCCCGTCACAGCATCAGCAACATAAAAATCAGGGTCTGTAATAGTGCTAAATGTGCTGGTTTGTGCGTTCCATACATAACTTAAAGTATCAGCGCAAATTACCAGTTCGCGCCCAATCTTTGCCATTGTGACGGGTAAAGAACCAGCCACCGTCCCAAGGGATGTTTCGACACCAAATTGATCCACACGATAAAGGCTTGTGCCATTTACCGCATACAGCACGCCGCCCATCTGCATCAGACCGCGTGTCGTGTAAAGCCCAGTACCAAGGGTGCTGAATCGTTTCAGTCCCGGCGAGGCAGTGAGATAAAACGCACTTCTTGCTGTTTGACCAGACGCCGGAATAGCCTCAAAATTCACCAGCCGTGATGCATCAAAGCGCAGTGATTCGCCTTTACCGTACGCTGATGGAAGAGGTATGTTTACCATTAGTAATACGTTGCCTTTATCGGGTCTTCATCCACTGGCGCTTTTGCCACACGGCGCAACAGGTGTTCGCCAAAGGTGTATTCATCATAAGTGGTTTGCCGCCCGAACAATGGTGACGCACGGAACGCCGCCATAGCTGTATAAGCCTCTGCCACAATATCCGGAATCGCATCTACAGTCCATGTCAGCGTGCCGATTTGAGCCAGACCACGGGCGGCAAGCTCGCTATGCAACAATTCAATGTGTTGATCGACGTGGGCGGCCTCTTCGGCGCTGGCTGTCTGCCCCTGCCCCAGAACCCGCATTCTCTGCAACACCCGGTTGCGTATGTCCGCTTTCGTCAGCGTTGCCATGATCTACCTCAACAAAGAAACGGTTGCCGCGCAGCTTGGCGACAGCAAAAGGGTCTGTGATGTTGGCGGGCGTCTCAGGATGAAACGCCACGCCATACACATCAACAAATCCCTTTTCGGGATATTCACCCCGATACAGGAATGACGGCATTACGCCACCACATAATCAACTTCAACCCAGATCGTGCCAGCGGCAAACGTGGCTGCTGCCGCGTTTACAACGCCAGTGATAAGGGTTTTGTTGGTGAAGGTGACAGGCCCGGTTGCCAGAACACCCGCCAGCGGAAGCGCAAAGCCACCTTCGGGCAAATAGTTGGTCACAGCCGAACCATTGATAACGCCAAAGTTACCAAAACCATCCGTATCGGCAACCTCAACACCATTTGCCGCCCAGCCGATATCAATATCGAGCGTGGCAGTGGCATTGGTGTCAAGATCAGTTCCACGGAAACGGCCACCGATGACGGTTGCATTTGCCGGAATCCAGCAGAATTGCAGAATATCAGCCGGAGCAACGTTACTTGTCAGCTGAATCACACCGAATGCGGTATGCTTCAGCCCGCGCCCCACGCTTTCATAAACAGGAAAGGTGGAAACGGCTTGTGCTGCTGTAAAAGTAGGCATAATTCAATACTCCTTAAGCGTCAGCGACAGCGGCAAAGAACCCGGTCAGCAGACCATTGTCTTTTGTGTTGCCAGTATCGGTGGTGGACGAAGTGCCGAAACGCATTTTCTCAACACCATCAATGATGTTGACGGAAACGCCCTTCTTGTCCTCATAATCGCGGTCGTCCGTGATCGTGTAGGTCGGTTTGCTGATGGCATACGCCAGAGCTTGCGCACCGCAGAAATACACAGGCGAAACGTCGATACTGCCCGCACCAACACCCGTATAAACCGGGATGTCGTCGATCTCGTGAATCACAACGTTATCCCACAGAAGGTCACCACCACGGAACAGCGGGTTATCCTTGCTGCGCGGCAGAGCGTCACGCTGTGCCTGCATCAGGGTCGTATCCCGCTTCAGATCCCGGAACGTGCGCGTGCCGCAGAACAGCACGAACGAACGGGTGTCATTGCCAACACGAATCGGGCGAATTTTGGGCGATGCCTCAAGAGCCATCCGCTTCATCAGGTCAATGCTGGCGGTCGTCAGCTTGTCGTTGGTGTTGTCAACGTTGGCAAGCGCCGTGGCATGAACCAGCGAGGAGCTGTTCCCTTTGGCGTTACCATACAATACACGGTCACTGTTGTTGGTGAGCCATGTGTTGCGTTGTGCAGCCGTGGCAGAAGCATAAGCAACGCCGTCGATGGAGCCGAGAGCGGCAATGATCCGATCCCGCACGTTTTCCATCATCCAGTCCATCAGGACTTCGCGGCCAGCATCGCGCAGGCTGATTGCGCTGTACTGTTCCTCGATTTCCGGCACGATCACCGCATGACGCCGCTTGTTCACGTTTACCGTAAACGAACGAGTGCGCAGGTCTTCCTCTGCACCCTCAAGCGTAGCCGAACCGGTAACACCAGCCCCAATCAGCTTGTTGGCGAGAGCAAACGTAACAGTTTTGCCCTTGGCATTGCGCAGATCGTTGTTTAGCTGGATGATGCTGTTCGTGTCAGTCCCCATGTAGGACTTGAAACGGTTTTCCTGCAAATACTGGGTAAAGAAATTACTGTCCCAGCGTTGGACGGTCAGGCCCGTCGCGGCCCTAGATTCTGCCATAATGACTCCTATCGTCTGGCGGCTTTAAGGATTGCTCCAATGTCCAACGCATCCGAAGCTTCATCAGTATCCGGCTTGACGTTTGGAACATCGGAAAGTGTTGTCGGGATGGACGAAGGAAGTTTCCCGCCTTTTTGGCCGTACTTGACTGCCAATTCTGCCTCAATCTTGGCCCGCAGTTCCTGTTCGTACTTCGCCATATCTGTTGGTATAGCTTTCACGCTCAGAAACTTTGCGCCTTCCTGATAGGCAAATCCGGCTGGATTCGGACTGTGAATCATCTGCTGGTAAAGCGACGGATTCTGTTGAATCGCCTCTTTAAAAGCGTCGATCTTTTCTTGTGCATCCGGTTTCGTCTCAAACAGAATCGCCTCGGACATGTTAATCATATCCCGGCGAGCTGCCGCATACGCTTCCATTTGCACCCGTTTCAGAACTTCAGCTGGATTGCTGAAAAGATCATCCTCGGTGGTGTCCTCTTTCGCAGGTTGGGCTTGCGCCTTCAGCTGCGCCAGTTCGGCCTCAAGACGTTGACGTTTTTCGCGCTCGTCCAAAAGTGCATTGATCGGGATGAAACGCTCATCTTTTGCAGTTGGTGCTTGTGATTCCGCAGGCGGCGCGGCATCTTCTTTAACGCCCTCATCCTTTACTTCCGGCTGTTCCTGTTCTTCCGTTCCCGGCTTTTCAGCCTCAACTTCTGTCCCGGTCAGTGCTTCGTAAAGGTTTTCAAGTCCGTTGCTCATGGTCGTTTATCCTTTATCGCCCGTGCTGCGGCGGCCAGATCGCCCGATTACCCGGCGGCGGTAACTCCTTGCGGGAGTGTCTGTTGCGGCATCATCGCTTGTGCCACATCAAGACGGCTGCCCACTTGGGTCTGGCCTGCCTTGGCAAGGTTAAGCTGTGCCTGTGATTCGTTTTTGATTGTTTCGGATTCCAGTTGGCGGGCTTCCGCTTCCGCCCGTGGATCAGGAGCGCCCTGCCCTTGACGCATCATGTCAAGAAGCTGCTTTTTATTGCGCAGGCTGGACGCCTCAATCAGCACATCCGGCGGGATCGGCACGCCAGCGCCTGCCATTTGTGCCAGCTGCTCGAACTGTTCCGATTGCAAGCTGATAATGTCTGGTTGTTCCTCAATGTAGATATCTACATCCAGCTCAGCGACATCGTTCTCGGTGTCCACAACCTCTTGCGCACGCGGGTCTTGCATTGCCATTTGCAGCTCTTGCGCCCGCGCCTGTTGCTCTTCCGGCGGCAATTGCTGGAATCGCTGTTGCAACATCTCGCCAGCGGTCACAGGACGATTCAGACCCACAAAGCGCAGGTTGTTTTCGTCATCGGTAACGCGAACCCAGCGTTCTTCTGTCCAATACTGGCGCACCAACTGCCAGCAACGGCGCAACACGGTCAAATGCCAGTCGCGCAATGCATCCATCAAAGGTTGCAATTCCGTTGCGCCGCCCTGTTGCTGCGCCTGAATGGCCTTGCCGCTCAAACCCAACTGATCCTTACCCATCAAGGCAGCGTTTGCGCCCGACAGATCAATCTCGTTTTTGGCCTCAGCAAGTAATTCAAACTGGCCCTGCGCCATATCGCCAGTGGGCAAAATCTCAAAGCGCAACCCAGGTGCAACCTCAATTACACCATCAGCGCGGCTCAGCTGTTTGCGGGCGGCGTTTACATCTCGAACCGCGCCTTCCTCCATCACCACCTGCCGCATCGTCATCAAATGCAGCGCCTTCGAGCGCCGCTTGTTGATCTCGTCCTGCAACCCGATCAGCTCACGCACTTCTCCGTAGCGCATGTTGTCGCGATCCACATAAGCGGATTGCATAATGAGCGGACACCAATTGGCGCCGTCCTCATCCTGATACGGAATCGGCTCAGGGTCTTTCAGAAACCCGCCATCGGTAAAGATTGCGTGCATCCAGCCTTTGCCGGGGTCACGGTAGAAAATCGCAACGACCTTCATCCGGTCGCGGCGTTCCGTCGTCCACCAGCGGCGCGGCTTGTCGTCGTAGGTCTCACCAAGGCTTTTGTTGCCAAGACCAGTAAAATCAATGACGTTCTTCTTGTTCGGGAATTGCGCCCGCAGAAGCGCCTCGTCGATCCATGTCACCGTGCCAACATACCGAGCGTCACTAAAATCACGCTCCCGGCTGTGCGGGTCGTAAAACAGCCGATCCCAATGAACATGCTTGAGAATGATGTCGATCCCGTCACGGCCCTGCTTCAGGCTGATCTCGCAACCACCAAAACCCTCAACAACCATGTTGGCAAACACGGATGATTTCAGGCGGTCAAAGCGGTTCGTCTCGACAATATACCTGAGAGCATCCGTTGCAGCTTTGGCGGCTTCTTCATGCTTGGGCGTTCGCGGCATTGCGCGCGGGTCAGTGCGCAGGCGCTGTTCATAGCCCAGCACATAGTTAATCTTGCGGCGAATGCGGTTGACGACGATAGGCGGTTGCCCGCGCTTTGTCATCGTCTCGATTTCGTCATCCGTCCATTGATACCCGTCATAATAATCCCGATCCCGCTCCGAGTTTTTGCGGGCATCCAATGACGCTTCATCGGCATCATCGTACCATTTCAGCAGCTTGTCGAGATCATCCTGCTTCATCAAACGGGCACCTGCACGGCAGGAGCGGCAATCGTGCCTTTAATGGTGCCGCTTGTGTATGTGGTGCAGCGGAGGCGGTACGCCGTGTTGCCGACAGCCTCATAAAAATTTTTGGCGGTGTCAGCGGTGAAAGTGTCTGCAATGTCCCATTCAGCTTGCGCTACGTCATAACGATCAAGCACGACAGTGCCAGAACCGCCTTTGATCTTCACAAAGAAATAACCGCGCGGCACTGGCATTTCGTCAGAGGTCGTTGCGCCAGTAAACGAAACCGTCATCGCCGTGCGCAAATGATTTGCAGTAATAGGCATCTATAGCGTCCTCCAACTGTCTAAATCATCGTCAGGCTCTTTGTCCCAACGCATGACACGGCGCGGTTTTATTTCTTCCGCAGGATAAGGCGCGGCTGGCATACTGTCAAGCGCCAGCGCCATTAAACTACACACGTCAACAGCGTCGTCATGCTTACCTGCTGGAAAGCGCAACAATTGATCAAGCAGCCTGTCTGCCCATTCTGTACGCGGCAAGTTAACCATCTGCATTGCGGCGCGGGCCTCAAACGACCTAGCCCGTGTGGGCTTGTCACTAATCGACGGAACCCACTCTATTTTGCAGTACGTCCGGCGTTCCTGCATCCGGCGCATGAGGAACGGCTCAACGGCGCGGCGGATAACGCCCGCCTCAGCCGCCCAAAGCATGGGACGCCAGCGGGCTATCAGGTCACAGGCGCGGTCTATCCAGATGTCTGGCGTCGTATGGCCGCTCCACCAGTCCACCAGCCACCAGCGGCCTTGTGGATCGAGGCCAAAAACGCCGTGCTCTGTGTAGTCGCCAGCGTCAGGGGTGACGGCAAAATCACTGGCCATATAATAGCGTAGCTCTTTCGGCTCATCGCCGAGACGGAACCGTGGGAACCAATTGCCACGGAACTGAATCCCCTCATCCGGCGCAGGCGTCTGTTGGTACAGGGCCGACCAGCGACGGCGGTCACGTTTGGCCTCACGCACCATGTCTTCCGTGAACCAATCCGCCCAGAGGCGCTCGCCGGGCGCACGTCCGAGTGGATCATTCGGCCCGGCCTCCATCGGCACAGACACCACATCCCACTGTTCACCACCCGCTTGCGCTTCATCCAGCAGCCACCCGGCAAGGTCATCATCGGCCCAGCGTGTCATAATGAGCACCACGGGCGCGTTAGGTTTGAGACGAGTCCAAAAGTCGCTCTTGTACCATTCGCGCAGCTTCGCTTTGATTGTGGCGCTGTCCGCCTCTTCGCGGCCCTTGATCGGATCATCAATAATGGCAATATCGGCGCGGTACGACGTGATAGCACCACCAGCGCCAACGGCATAATACTCGCCGCCCGTTGTCGTGGCCCAGCGGCCAGCGGCATCGCTGGATCTGCTGATTTCATGCCCGCCAAAAACCCGCTGGTGTTCAGGGGTACGGATCACGCTTTTGACACGGCGGCCCCATTTGTCCGCCACTTCCTGCCCATAGCTGGCTGTTAACAGTTGGCCCCTTGGATTGCGCCCCATCCACCATGCGGCAAACATCACGTTGCCATAATAGCTCTTTGCCGAACCGGGCGGCAGGAACAGCATCAAGCGCTTACACTGCCCATCAGCAACGGCCTGCAGGCGCTCAATCATCAGGCGATGATGTGCAGCAGGTTGGCCCTCAGTCGAGGCAATGCCGAGATAGTCGAGATAGCTACGCCGCGCCCTGCGCCGTGTCAGCAGCTCAACGGCGGCTTCTTGGGGTGTCATGCATCGGGCGTCTTGCCAAGCGCCACAGCCTCAAGAACGGCATCCGAGGCGGCTTGCGGCGACATAGATCGGTCGCTGGACGTGTGATCAAGCTGGCGAACATCTGCCCATTCCGTGCGGGCGCGGTTTTTAAGGCCAAAGACACAAAGCGTTGCGTTACCTTCGCCTGTTGCCGCGTTGCGGCGAGCAAGCTCTTCCCACCACAAGCCCGAGGCCGTTTGACCTGCCTTTATGGCTTCCGAAAATTCAGGATAGTCCTTTTGCCAGCGATAGAGCGTGTCCAAAGCAATACCCAAATGCCCCGCCAATCCCATCAGGCTGTAGCCCTGCGAAAGAAAAGGCACAACTTTATCCACCATTGCGGGATCGTATTTTGTTGGCCTGCCTGCTGGCATAATTCCTCCTGATTTTCATTACAATTTAACAATTTCCGAGGCGATGCGCAAGAGGCACAAAAAAACGCGTTTGCACAAAAAAAAACGTTTTACGGGTTACGGAATTTATAATATACCTATTCTCACGAGAGGGCAATCAAGCCCCACGGGAGACAATCAAAATGACCGAGCGCAAAACCCGCCATATCAGCCACACGCTGGAGGATCTGCTGGAGATCATCGACACCGAAAAATTCCTGGAGGCGTTCGCTAAGCGCGTACAGGGCATCCAGTACGAAGCCGACATGATCAAGCACGCCAGTTATTCCGACGAGCCGCCAAGTGGCTGGGATATTCAGCGGCTGCATGTGCATCTAGCGGCGCGTGAGTGGGACAGCGTCGCAGGGTATCAGGATCGCACCATTAGCGACCGCAACACGGCAGCGTTGCACATCGGGAAGGCAATTCTGGGCGCATTAGAGCAAACATTGATCGAGCCAAGATTCCGCGACGGATACGGGGACGAGTGACAGAAAGGGCGCAAGCCCCCTTTTTCTTGCCTAAAAAAAATGCGCAAAAACGAAAAAAAAAACGTTTGACGAGTTACGGAATCCATATTATAAAAATCATAACAACAAACAACGGAGAACCTACCAATGACCAACGATCTTATCCCCGAAGATCTGGCATGGCTCGAAGTTTTGGAAGCAGAATTTTACTACTACACCAGCCAAGAATAACCGGAGGGCTTAGCGCCTTCCCTTCACCTCAAAAAAGGAGATTTTCCCATGTCCCACAAAATAACTTGCGAATTTGCTGAAATTTTTTCCGCCCGGCTGAAAGGCTGTAACAAAATAGTCAGGGCGTATAGCGCTGGCATGATTGCCTCATTTTTTGCGACCGAATGCGCCGGGCTGGCATATATCGCCGACGCCGCCGACATTAAAATTTTTGACGAGAATCTGCTGCGATTTGCGGACGATTTGACCGAGGCAGCCAATCGCATCCGTTAGCGCGTTGCTGAGGCCAACTAACCCAACCGGGGCGGCAATCACGCCGCCCCAAATATCACAGGAGTAAACCACCATGAAAAAACATTATACCGCGCAAGAACTGATCGACAGCGGTTTTGTTTTTCATCCAATGACGTTTGATTTCATCAAAACGACAAACGACAAAAACGAGTTGATCGCATTGGGTTTGTTTTTTGATAAACATTGCAAGTCGAGTGAAGCGCACATGAAAACATTAAACTTCAAAATTTTCAAACGTTTGTTTGATAATGAATATTACAAACAAACAATCAGAGAGCAATGTTTTGCCGGGGTTTGCCTGAGCGAGTGTCGTAAAAAAATACAATCCCTGAAAAAATTCTCAAAATCCATCAAAAATCAATAGGATGTAAACCATGTCCAAACGATCCGCCACCTGCCTGACTTTAACCGCCATCGCATGGGTTGCCATTTGCGCCGCCCTGCTGGATGCAGGACTTGCCCGCCAGTTTGACAGCGAGCGCGACTGCAACAATACCGCCGCAACCGCTGCGGTGTGCCGTTAATCAATCACCAAAAAAGGGAGACCACCACCATGCGAGATTATTTTGAGCTTGACCCCTGCCCTTGGGAGGAATCCGGCGCTCAGGTTGGCCGGGATGATAAATTTACGCTCGCAGCCGAAGCCCGGCGCTTTGCGCATCAGATCCAACAGGCGTATCCAGTCCCTAACAGCCGTTGCAGTGTTGACGTGCATTGGCAGAGTCATGAGCTGGGCAGCTATCCGGAAATCCGCGTCAAATTCGATACCTCCGACCCGGAAGGCATGGCCTGGGCGATGACGGTCGAGGCCGACCCGGATGACAAGTTGCGACGGTGGGCCGATTAGGCCCGCCCCTTCTTCCCCTGAATCAATCACCAACCGAGAAAACCACCATGCGAATTCAGAAACCCACCCCAGATCAAATCCGCGAAGCCCGTAAAACCGCAGGTTTGACACAAAAACAGGCCGCCGAGATGGTACACGCCTGCCATGTTGTGCAGTGGAGCGTCTGGGAAACCGGACGCACCGGAATGCCCCGCGCAGCGTGGCATCTGTTCCTGATCCTGACCAACCAGACCGACAAGCTGGAAAAAACGGCCTAGAAAGCGTTTTTGGCGCTTTCAGCTATACCCCATGCAGGAACACCCACAAACCCTACTAGAAACCCACCGCAACGCGAAATAGAGGCATTTTGAACCATGAATGACAATGCAATTGAACAATCCCGTGAGTTTACCCGCAACAGCCTGCTAAACAATCTGGAGGGAATGGCAATCTGGATGTACGCTTTGCCTGATCAAGTAGATCTTCTGCACAAGGACGACTTGCTTCAGATCCAGATGTCCGCCGAGCGTCTGGAAACCCGGCTCAATCAGACGCTGGACTGGCTGGCCCGTGAGACGGGGAGGAAACGGAAATAGCAACACCACCCCCAGAACACCCCGGCCATTGTGCCGGGGTTTTTTATGGCCGCATAGTTCGACGAGTTCGCGATAGTTCGCGCGAAATCCGCGAACTATCTCACCCACCCCGTTTTCTACTCTATCTATATGATAATAAATAAAAAAAAATAAAAAAATAATATATAAAAAAGGGTTAGTTCGCGCATAGCAATACCCCCCCTTCCCATTTTTTCCTTTCGGAGGGGAAGGGGGGGTGGCGCGAACTGCGAACTAACCGATTTTTCCGTTAAATATCAAAGCGATGATAGTTCGCAAGAATCCGCGAACTATCTGCGAACTTGCTAACTATCTCTGCATCTAACTCTATAATATCTAACGGTTTTTCCAGTTGTACCCTTTTTTTCGTCGTAGTCAAGCTCTCCTGAATCAATCAGCTGGATAATTGCCTCCTTAAAATCCCGCTGCCGGGCAGAATTGAACTTTTTTAAAAGCGCCGTGTGCGTGATCGTGCCCGATTCGCGAACGTATCCCAGAAGCTTCTTCAAAAACCCCCCCCACTCGGTATCCGAGACGTTTTCCGCCAAACCCTTGGCGAGGGCATCAGCACAGTACAGCGCCACATCCCGGCCCCATTCCATCGCCTCCTCACTGATCTGGCCGTATTCATGCGCCAGAAGCGCCAGCTTGGCTGCGTGTTCCGCAACCCGGCCATAAACGACATGGAGGCCCGTCTTGTGAATGATCGCCGTGTCGCACCGTTCATCCATATCCAGCACCAGCGCTTCCCACATCCGGCGGGCGCCGTCAGTCATGGGGATAATGGCTGGCCGCAACCCCGCAAACGGATCGTCCCGCGTCGGCTGATTCAATCCGCCCGACAGGATATGGTTTGTCATGGACAGGAGCGCAGCAGGCGGTTGCTCGACAGACCCGCCCTGTTTCCGCTTGGGAAGGCCGTCAGGGCATTGGAACAACAACCAGCGGGGCAGGAATCCCGACGATGCGTCACGGCTCTTCAGCGCCGCGAAAAAGCTCTCAGGCTCGGACATCCCGTAAACCGACAGGCATGGATCCTGAATCACTTTTGTCTCGATCTTTTCGTCCGCATATTCTCGGCCCCGGTAAGCCGTTGTGGCCGATGTTGCCAGCTTGGTGAGCGTGGTCAAAACCTCGGACTGCACCGTGGCATTGCGGTGGGTGAGTTTTTCCAGCTCCTTTCCCATCTCGTCCATAATCGACAGCGCCCGGCCCTGCCTTTTGTGGAGCGCCATAACGATCCCGGACTCGCTGAAAAAACTCCCCGTCATCATGGCCGCCGCTTCTGTACCGCAGGCGTTCAGGAGGCTATCCAGACACCGCCGCCCGTGGTCTTTGCCTGTACCTGATGCGGCAATGCCGAGGGTGTACATGTTGGTTCTAAGATCCGTTTCAGTGCGGATCTTATGAGCATACACGGCCCCGGCCCCGGCAATGGCAGCAGCCATAGATAGAAGCGGCGTTTCCCGGCGGCTGGTGGATTCAATCCAGTCCCTGAGCATCCCCACATAGCCGGGGGCGCGCAACATGCACACAGGCAGCCCGGATTGCTTGGCCCTAACGTGTTCCTCGACCGACGCCATAAAGGCGCTGGCGTCAAACTCATCATCATCCGGCGGCGTTGGCAACCACCCCTGCCCGATGGCATGATGAAACAGGGTTCCGATATCAATCGGCCGGCCCTTGTAACGGCCAAAGCTGGCCCACTTGCGCGGCATTTCGTCGGGCTTGTATGTGCTGCCCCGGCTTGACCAGTTATCCCACAGCTGGAACCCGGCATCGCCAAACGCATGATGCAGCGCCATGCCGCAATCCACCCAGTCTTGATACGGCTCGCAGCTGATATGATCCAGCGCCCGGCGCACTTCCTCCACATCGGGCGGTGGTAAGTCTGATCTAACTGGTGGCATCAAGCGGGTAACGCCAAGGAGATCATCTACCGCCTTGACAAAATCCACAGGTAGTAGCGGCAACTCAACATCGCCGAGGGTGTCTTGCGTGAGCCAGGTGTATGGCTGGCGCGTGTCGGGATGGATCGACGGCGGCAGGACGGTGTGCCGCCCAATGGAGAGTAATTCCAGAACGCACTTGCCATCTTTTGACCATTTCCGGTTGCGTTCATCCCGGATTTTATAAAACCACGTCTCGCCGCGTGCGCCGCGCTTTCTCACAGGCGACGGCGGCAACTTGGCTTTAATCTTGGCGTGGAGGCCGTCCACATCTTCGTCAAAATCGAGCGCCACAATGCCGGACGCTGGCCCGGTGCAAAGGCCTATGCCGCCCGATCCGTAAACGCCCTCCCATTCGTCAATCTCGGATTCTGCCGCTGGCCGCTGGCAGTAGATTTGCCACCCCCTGACAGCCGGGATCTTTTCACCCGAACGCAACGGGATAACCGACAGGCCGCTCTCCCAGAGCCGTCGGCCATAATTTGCAAAAACAGTCATGGTTATGCCTTTTTTGTGTTCAGATAGTTATCCAGCGCCTTGGCGGTGCTGATGTTCGGCACATAGTTTTCATCACGCATAATGCGGTAAATGGTTTCCCTGTGCAGACCAGTGGCTTTGGCGACCACATTCAGGCGACGGTCTGACAGTTCCGCCCGGATTTCCTTAAGGGTGCGCATATTTTTTTTGCCTTTATCGTTGCTTTTGACGTTGACAGGTTGTCACTTTTCCAGTTAACTGTCAACACAACAAAACAAAAGGGGGATCAAAAATGACTTACGAATCAAAACCCGTTCCATGCGGCTCATATCAGGTTTCGTTTGTGCATCGTGATGATGTCAAACTGGATGGGTACTGGATTACCAAAATGTTTTTCAAGATTCAGAAGGGCGAAAGGACAGGCGAAATAATCACCTTGGATTTTAACTTGACTGGAAAGGATAGAGACGAATTCCGTGCTTATGTTTGTGCGATTTTTCGGGCTGTCGGGCAGGAAATCATTCAAAGCGCAACACAATTGCTAAATAAGAATTTTTTTCTGACCGTCAAAGAGCAAAACGGAAAAAACCTTTTTTCTGCTGCGGAGTCTGTATCTGAATATTATTTGCGCAAAGCGAAAATCTAAACAGGAGATTAAAAAATGATTGACCTGACAAAACGCCAGACCAAGCCGCCCAAGCCGCCGCGCATTGTGCTGTATGGCGAGCCGAAGGTTGGCAAAAGCACGTTTGCGGCACAATGCCCGGATGTGTTTTTCATTGATACCGAAGACGGCCACGATTATTTGCGCCGCGAATTGGGCGACCGATACAACGGCGCACAAGTGACATCGTTTGCGGCACAGCGTGAGGGTGAGCATTCGTTTGTGGAAGTGTTGACGGCACTTGCGAAACAGGATCATCCTTACAAGGCGGTTTGCATTGACACGGTGGACTGGCTAGAGCGCATGGTGCATGAGGACATTTGCGCCAAGTACGGTGCTACCAGCATCACGGACAAGAAGAACGAGCGAACCAGCTACGGACAAGGCTATATCGCCGCTGCAAACGTGTTTCGTGACATCTGCCTGCGCCTTGATCGGCTGCGGGCGGCCAAGGGCATGACGGTGATTCTGTTGGCGCACAGCGTGTGCAAACGCATCGAGGAGCCGGATGCAGAAGGCTATGATCGTTTCGTGATGAAGTTGCACGAAAAAGCGGAGGCCGTGATTCGGGAGTGGGCAGATATGTTGCTGTTTGCCCGGCTTGAGACGCGTACGCTTGCCACAGGTCAAAAGGTTCAGGGCGAGCGCGTTTTGATTTCTGGCGGCAGCCGGGTTGCTGTTGTTGGCAGCCGCACGGCTTTGCCGGATCGCCTGCCGTTGAATTGGCAGGATTTTATCAACGCCTATAATGGCAAAAGTGAAGGAAACTAACCCATGTTTGACTTGGATTTTGGCGGCATCGACGTTGCCGACGTTGTGACTGATACCCGCGTCCCGGTGGTTCCGGCTGGCGTGTATGCCGTCCACATTGTTGACTGCGACCTGAAACAGATCACAGGCAAGGACGGTACGAAATACCCGCCCGTCACCCATATCTTTTTTGAGATTCTGGAAGGGCCGGAACAAGGCCGTCTGATTGATATTGGTTTCAGTCTGGCCGACAAGCGCGAACAGGTGAGCCAGAAAACCGGAAAACCTTACACTTGGGCACAGATTGCACAAGGGCAGGTTGGCCGCATTTACAAGGCGCTTGGCATTGCTAAGATGGGCAAGCTGTCAGAGATTAAGGGTAAGAAGTTCCTGCTGGGCGTGAAGGTTCGGGAGCGCAACGGATACGAATCGAACGAGTTTGAATCGGCGATGGAGTATCGTGCATCGTTTACGCCTGCCCCGGCTCAGGCAGCACCCGCACAAAAGGCGGCTGATCCGTTTAACTGGGAATGACACACAAAAAGGAAAAAACAATGCAATACAAAATTGAAAAAGGAATTCCAATTCCAAGTAAAATCCAAAAAATCGACAAATATCCATTTGCAAAAATGGATATTGACGATTCTTTTTTTGTAGAATGTTCAAAAAAAGAAGCGCTGTGTATGTAAAGAAGCCTTCATTATATTCGTAAAAAAATTAAAATGGATTTTATTTCAAGAATAAACGAAAACGGAATAAGAATTTGGAGAATTAAGTAAAATATACGCCCGCCGGGAGCGCATCCCGGCAACACAACAAGGAGACAAAACAATGACATTTGATCAACTGACTGAAATTCTGCGATTGCATAAACTGTGGCTGCAAGAGAACGCTGAAGGGAAACGTGCCGATCTGACCACTGCCAATCTGCGCCATGCAGATCTGCGCGGCGTTAATCTGAGCGGCGCTGATCTGACCGGAGCCAATTTGCGCGGTGCCGATCTGAATGGCGCTGATCTGAGCGGTTCCGATTTGAATGGCGCTGATTTGAGCGGGGTCAATCTGCGCGGTGCTAATCTGAGCGGCGCTAATCTGACCAGTGCCGATCTGCGCGGCGCTCTACTGGTCAACGCTGATCTGACCAGTGTTACGCTGAGCGGTGCTAATCTGAGCGGTGCGTATTTGAATAACGCAAAACTCTAAACCGCCCGCCGGGAGCGCATCCCGGCAACAATTTTAGGAGTAAACCATGCTAATCTTGCGGCCATACCAGCAAGAAGCCGTTGATGCGTTTTATCAGACCATCCGGGACAAAATGACCGGCCACGGGCTGATAGAACACGCAACGGGCTTGGGTAAATCCGTCATCATTGCCAAGGTTGCGGCGGATATGCACAACTGGGGGCGGCGTGTGCTTGTATTAAGTCACGTTGCTGAATTGCTGATTCAAAACCACGCTAAGTTGCAGGCTATGTTACCTGACATCCCCGTGGGGCTTTACAGCGCAAGCCTGAAGCGCCGTGACATCAATGCTACTCCATTGGTGGCAGGCATCCAGAGCATCCACAACAAGGCCGCGCAGGTGTTTCCCCCGCCCGATGTTGCTATCATAGACGAGTGCCATTTGTTGTCACCGAACGCCGGTAGCATGTACCGCAAATTTCTGTCCGACCTCTGGCAACAGAACCCTAAAATGCGCTTGCTTGGGCTGACCGCTACACCGTACCGGCTCAAGGGCGGATGCCTGATTTCCAGCAAGGATTCCCTGTTCTCGCACACTATTCACAAGTTCGGCATGGGTGACGGCATCCGGGAAGGCTATCTTTCGCCCGTGACATCCAAGGCATCCCTTGTGCAGGCTGACCTCACTGGCGTGACGACGCAGAACGGGGATTTCAATCAGGCAGAAATGGCGGCGCGATTCAGCCCGGCTCTGACGTTAAAAGCGCTGGAAGACTTGCTTCAAAAGGCGCACGACCGCCGCAGCATCCTGATCTTTGCCGCGAATGTTGAACACGCCGAGTTTATCACTGAATGCCTCGACGGTGCGGCAATGGTGGATGGCAGCACGCCAAAGGAAACACGGGCGCGCTTGATCGAGGATTTCAGGCAGCGGCGGTTGCGCTTTCTGGTCAACGTCAACGTGCTGACCACCGGGTTTGATGCACCCAATGTGGATTGCATCGGGCTTTTGCGTGCCACAAAATCACCCGGCCTGTATGTGCAGATCGTGGGGCGCGGCACACGAAAAGCGGCAGGGAAGCAGAATACGCTCTTGCTGGACTTTGGAGGCAACATAGAACGCTTTGGCCCTGTTGAGCATATCAAAGTGCGCAAAAAAGCAGACGGCACAGCAGAGGTTCAAGGAGCGCCAGTAAAGACCTGCCCGAAATGTGAAGAAAAGGTACACGCTGGCGTACTGCAATGCCCGGCCTGTCACTACAGGTTTCCAGCAATCATGGCCACCCATGAAACCAAGGCATCAGAAGCGGCGGTGCTGGAAGGTATCGAGGATGACATCCGGGACGTGTCACATTGGTTTTGGGAGCGTCACAAAGGCAAGGGCGGCAAGCCTGACACGGTGCAGATCACATACTTTTGCGGCTTGGCGCAATTCAGGCAGTGGCTGTGCCCGGAGCATGAAGGATATGCCCGGCGGCAATATCTCGAGTTTGCGACGCTGTTCAAGCACCAGATTTATAAATCTGTGGATGATGTGCTAAAATGGTTTCACGATACGAAACCGAAACCCCCGGCAAAGATCACCGTAAAACGCAATTCAACAGGCTATTGGAACGTATTGGATCACAAAAGGGAGTATATCTATGGACAAAAAGCCAACGCAGTGGGACGTGGACAATTGGAAAAAAGTGACTGCGGAAATTTTGAACTTTTACCCTGACATTGGCACATGGACGGTCAAAGCGTGGGCTGACCATTTGCAGGGCATCAAGGGCGAAAAGTCGTGCTATGACTGCATGTATGAACGCAAAGGAAAGTGTGAAAAGCGCGAGATGATTCAGATCCCGGATGATGTTTGGCAGCGTGGCTGCTCAATGTGGGACGGGATCCCGTTTTAAACGGACATAATGAGACATTTAAACGGACTAAAAGGGACATAAAATGGGCTACATGAAAATCACCCGCAAAAGCATCGATAGTGCCGACATCGAGGGCATCGTGCATGCAGACGATGCGATCCTGTTCGCGCGGGAAGCGACACGGTTTCTGGCCGAGGATTTGCCATCAGAGATGAAAGAAAAGTTTTTATCCGAGGCTATTGTTTCCATCCTGCGGGCGTCCTGTTCGCACACGGAGGCCAAGGATACGCTGGAACGGGCCAAAAGACTCTTAGAATGGAACCATGCCGCAATCGGCACGCCGAAGGGGGATTGATATGACGACCATCATCCCCACCGAGGATCAGGAACAGGCCGCCTTTGTCGCATGGTTCCGGGCGACGTGGCCAGAGGTGCGGATTTTTTCTACCCCAAATGGGGGGGTTCGACACTGGAAAACCGCAAAAACATTAAAAGCAAGCGGTTCTTTGCCCGGTGTTCCTGATTTGTTTGTGCCGGGTTGGAATTTATGGATTGAAATGAAACGGGCGAAGGGCGGCAAGCTGTCACCTGCGCAGAAGGATATGCTCGCTTATCTTGAAAACGAGTGTCGTCATAACGTCATTGTCGGGCACGGGTTTGAGGATGCGCGAAATCAGGTGCTTGAATATTGGGATAGTCTGTGAGACTATGCGTCCACAGTAGATAGAAAAACCCCCGGGGATTCATGCCCTCGGGGGTTTTTTGTTACCACTTGCCGTTTTTAATCTCCTTCTCCATTGCTTTGGTTTCGCGCCATTGTTCCTCCGACATCGAGCGGCGCACCAGCATTTCCTCAATCATGCTGTCTTCATAACCCAGCCGAACAAGAAACATGGAAAATTCCTCGTCAGACAGGTCTTGCAGCCGGGCGGCATTCACCAGATCGTTTCTGTCGCCTGTGAGTGCCACGCCATACAGCGTGATTTTGGCAATCAGCGGCTTGTGATGCACCTCGACGATGTGATGCCCAACAAGGCAAGCGCCAGTAAACAGGGCATACGCTGCAAGCGCATTGCCGATGCCACGGTAAACCAATCTGAACAGCTTAGGCTGGCGGACTGGTTTTTTGGTTTCCTCGCTCATTAAAACCTCACCGTAGCAAAACGATAGCATCCAGCAAGGTACTCTGCCCGTGTTCCGATAAAGCCCGTCTCGTCATATTCCGCGATGCAGGCTTTAACATCCGGAATCATTACGTCACTCCGTAGCGGCGCTGGCTTTTGTGTGGCACAGGCCGAGACAGTCAAGGCAAGCATGGTCGCAACGCCGATTTGTTGCAGGTGCTTGCGAACGGTCTTGATGTCACGCCAGTTGCCCCGCCCTGTGCGCTTTTTCTCCTTTTGGTATTCGCGCATCACAAAGCTGGGATCATATCCGGCCATGTCGCAAACCATCACAAAATCTTTGCTATGGATGCTGAACCATGAGTGAGCCTGATCAATAACGTGCTGAATGGAATTGAAATCAGAGTTGTGCTTGTTGCGTTTGAGTTTGAACGCATCTCGCATCAGTTGATCAATCAGCGATGCCCACAGGCGCTGTTCTGGTAGCATTTCAGGATTCGCAAAAATAAACATGGGTATCTCCCTTTGGTTGTTGATGTCCCCTTGTAGCACACAAGAAGTTAAGATATGGTTATCGTTCTCCCTGCCTCTTTCCGGTTTTGTCATTTTCCCGACGTGAGGCGAACTTGGGCGGCGACATTTTTATGTTGCCGCTCTTTTTTTATGTTTACAAGCGAAAAAAATCGTGCAAATGTCACGACAAGAAACAAAATACGGGAGACTGAAATGAAAACCTACGACGCAGGATTGTTGATTATCGTTCTGCCCGCAGCCATTGGGTGGGGCGTGTCATACCTTGGAAATGCGGCTGTTTCTGGCGATCCAGTGCCGACGTATTGCGAGCGGTATGTGGAGCGTGTGACTGAAACAGGGCGCGAACTGATTTGAGAAGCGAAGGGACAAAACAATGATTAACACAGCAAAACCGACGCCGGGGCCTTGGAAGCAATACCCAGTTTACACTGGAGAAATTGATGAAAATTACAGAACGATTGAGGGCGCTCAATGTGTTTTGGATAACGGAACAGGGTTTAATGTAACCGGTTTCATCCGTGAGGTTGATGCAGCTTTAATGGCCGAAGCCGGAACCGTATTCCACGAGACCGGCCTGACCCCGCGCCAGTTGTTGGATCGGCTGAATCGCTTGCAACAAGACTACTCCAAAACTCAGCATGAAATCAAACAAGTGTTGGGGAAAGCGCTTGGAAACTACCCTTGGTATAAGGACGACCAAAAAAATTTTCCTAGCGCCACTGACGCGGATGGTGTTTGCGTGGGCGAGCATGTCGCGGAAACGATAGCAGAGGAGGCGGCAGACGTTATCGTGCATCTGAAGGAACAGCGGGATGAGTTGATAGGGCTGTTGAGGGAGTTCGTAGCCGTGACGGGCGAGAACTGCCGCCACGATCATCACGGATATTGTCAGGAGCACTTTTTGGAAGAAGATTGCTTGGTTGCGCGTACGATCAACACCCTCGCCAAGTGTGGAAAGGAGAAAACCAATGACTAAATTCATTGAGCCATACGATGCCATGATTAAGCGCATAGGTAGTGACGGCCACGCATGGGCAGAAGAATTTTGTGCAAAATCTGGGTTTGATGACGTGAGTGCAATGGCTGCATGGTTTTGTAACGCCATTGAATACGCTGCCGCTAACCACCCGGACGTTTTTCGGCTCAAGCAGGAGAACAGACAGTTGCTAGAGCAGCGGGATAAGGCACAGCATGAATTAGAAGACATTTGGCTGACTGTAAAACATCTGAAAGAGACAATTGGTCATCTGGAAAAACGGATAACAACAACGTTAGCCAAGTGCGGAAAGGTGGGTGGGTGATGGGCAATAAAAAAATCCTCCGGGAATATCATACTGCGGCAAAACTGTTTGCCTGCTGGCATGGGTACACAGTGTGCAAAAAATCAGCTTGCCACACGGGGTTTTTGTTTTTTGACCCTGATCGCAAACGGTGGGAATTTGCATCCACTGGATTGATTCAACGGCTTTGGAAAAAACGAAAAAAAGGAGAAATGAAAAATGCTGAACAAGCTCGACAACAAACTGATTCTTGATCGGCAATTCGCTTTGGAATTGCTGGATTGTCTGGACGTGAACGACCCGGATCATGGGCAGGTGGCGAAAAAACTGCATGAGATCATGTCCGTACAAGACAACACCGGGTGTGTGGCGACGGTGGCAAAGCCGACACGAGAGATGGCATACGCGGGACGCAATGCCAGGCTGAACACACGTATTCCGCCAATTATGGATTCTTCAGTTGGAGACACGATCTCGTTTCGCACCATGCTCAACGCCAGCCCGCCGCTGCTGGGGGGTGGGGAATGATACGGGATGAATTGGCAATCGGGATGTTCGTTGGCTTTGCGTGTGCGTTTGTTTTGGCTGTGGTTGCTGGAACAAGTACATCACAAATCCTACAGAACAAAACAGACCTGCTGCGCTTCTGCATGACGCACAGCATCCCGCTGGAACAATGTGAAATACCGGGAGAAGGGAAATGACAATGTACAAGCCGGGAACGCAACTCGTTATGAATGAGATATGGGCTGCTGCTGCTGCGCATAAGCTTGGGTTTGAAATGGACAGCAATCCAAACAATTCTGAATATGTTATACAAAATGATATGGGATGGGTGCAGCTTTTTCTGCCTGACGCTAGAGTTTGGCGCATCACCGTCACCGAATCCGGGCCGAATGCTGCGAAGCGGTTTTTGCCGCAGGTAGATGACGTTTTGCGTGGCTTTTCAATGCCGGATAAATATGCGGTCATGATTAGTAAGGATTTTATGTCCGAATGGCTGCGCAAATTTTCCGCTGTGAAAATCATCGAACGCAACGGCATCCCATTTCCGCAATTCTCAGAGGTGATCAAACCATGACACAACGGTTATTTCAATTGCACATTGATCTAATGCCAAACACAGGCGACGATGTGCCAAATCACAAAAAGCCTCGGCCTATGCATCACGCCTTACTTATTGGTAATGGCCCAACTGGCACGGGCATTTATTTAAAGCTGGGTGCGGGATTTCTTCAGATAGAAGACCTAGAAAAAACGCACCCGCTTTTATCTTTTTCTGGTGATTATCAGATTGAGTGTATGTCGCCAGATTTAAACAATTTAGTGTGTCCTTTTATACGCCCAGGTACAAATTATGGTGACATTATGGAGTCTTGGGCGATGTCGAATTGGAAAAAGCCAAAAAATGTTTTGCCGCAAACGAAAGCTAAAAACAGGCGCAATGAAGCTGTGAGAGATAAACTGGCAACTCGAGAAATTGAACTACCGCCGAGAAAGTCATAAAGAGGTAAAAAATGAACGAAGAAATCATGCGCAAGCTTGAGGCTATGCAGGTGATCAACCGGCAGCTTCACGAAAAACTGGAACAGGCCAAACTGGCCGCAACTTTTTACAGGGAGAAGATCCATGCTGAAAGCAATCACGATAGCATTGCCAATCAGTCTGGCGATGTGGTGCATCATAGTATTGTGCGCACGGTGGATTTTGACGGTGATGTAAGCAAGTTACACGCTCCGTTGTCCATGCTGCGGGTGTATGACGGGATTCAGATTCTGGCCGTCGAGGATGACAAAACCAATGTGATCAAGCGCCTGTTGGCACATTTGCGTTATAGCCATGTGCCGGGATCGGTGTTTTCAACCCGCCGCAACAGCCACGGCGTAATTGTTTGGAGGATTGATTAATGCAAAGCATCCTCGAAGAAGCCGCCGAGATCGTTTCAGGCGCTCGCCAGCAGGATTACGGCCACGCCCGTGAATCGTTTGCCAAGATTGCCACGATTGCCACGGTTCTAACCGGGAAAGACCTAAGCCCGCAGGACTGCTGCAAGGTTCTGATGGCAGTCAAGCTGACCCGTGAATCGTTTCAGCACAAGCGGGACAATCTGGTTGATTTGTGCGGTTATGCGCATCTGTTACAGGAGATTGAGCGATGACATGGAGTGCTAACATTCCTATGCCTGCTCGTGTCAAACAATACGTCACGGTGCAGGAATTTAAACATTTTGATCAGATTCCGACCACGTTTGAAAAACCGGAAACGGCAAACGTCCGATTGATCCACTTCACCACCACCATCCGGCCAGATAACAGCGCCGTGCTGGTTATGCTTTGGGAGAGCGTACAATGAGAGACATCGCACGAATCGAAAAATGGGCACACGACCGGAACATCATCAATGGTTCCACCCGGCAAGCGCAATTGTGCAAACTGATTGAAGAAGTCGGGGAGCTGGCCACCGCTATTAACAAGCAGCGCCCTGCTGATGTGGTGGATGCTATTGGGGATTGCGCCGTGGTGCTGACCATCCTTGCCGCTCAAAGCCAGACGACGCTGGAAGCGTGTATTGATCGGGCGTATCTGGAGATCCAACACAGAAAAGGCCGTATGGTGGACGGCGTGTTTATCCGGGAGGAATAGGATGAATCAAAAGGACTGCATTGTATGCGGGACATCGTTTCCGTTTACAAAACACAATCGTCTGACGTGCAGCCATAGGTGCTCGGAAATACGCCACAGGGACATCCGAAAGGCATCTGACGCAATGGCCCGCCGCGCCTTGATGGAGCCACCGCTTTATACTAAAACGCAGCTGGCCGAGGCAAAGTACCATATCAAACTGTACGACACGCCAGACAAGGCCCGTGGCCGCGAATATGTGCTGATCAAGGCGCATCAGATTGTGGATTATTGGCGCAACCGGGATGCTATGGAGGATCGCGTTATCAAGCTGCGTGAACGAACAAAAACAAGCACTGCAAAATATTATTGGAAGAAACGAAATGACGAAAGAAGAAACAGTGTCAACCTTGCGACGCAAGATCAAACGGCTGGAGGATGAAAACAAAGGGCTGCGCGAAATGATGCGCCGGGCTTATGAACACAATGCAGACGTGGCTATTTCAGCAGCCGTTCGATATGTGCGCATTGAACAGGCAATCAGAATTTTACAAGGGGAAGACGAATGACCAGACCACACAGTGAATTTCTCGACAGCATGATTGGCGTGAAGATCCCGGTGCTCGATCACGGGTTTATCATCGTGCGCGACTACATGGGGGTAGATCGCTCTATTGCCGATGCAGCCCGTGTATCCTACGGCGACGGCACACGCACCGTGAATGACGACACCAACTTGATCCGGTATCTGGTCGAGCATCAGCATTCCAGTCCGCTGGAGATGTGCGAGATCAAGTTGCATATCAAGCTGCCACTGTTCGTGGCGCGGCAGTGGATACGCCACCGCACGGCGAACGTGAATGAGGAGAGCGCCCGTTACAGCGTGATGTGCAAGGAGTTCTACACTCCGAGCGCACAGGATATGGCGCAGCAATCCACCAACAACAAGCAAGGCCGTGGTGAAGCCTTGACGCCGGAACAGGCAGGCAGGGCAGCGGACAAGATCGAAAGCTTCTCACGCATCGCTCGGTTCAATTATGAAAGTCTTCTCAATGAGGAGGCCCTCGCGCGGGAACTGGCCCGCATGAATATCACCCTGAACTACTACACCCAATGGGTCTGGAAGTGCGACCTGCGGAACCTGCTGCATTTCCTGAAGCTGCGGATGGATCCCCATGCGCAACTTGAGATTCGCAAATACGCCAAGGAAATCTGGCGCATTGTGGAAGGTTGGGTTCCGGCTGCGGCAGA